TTTGATGTGTTCGGAGAACAATTCTCTGCAAAATTCAAAGAGGAGGGAAACGAAAAAGAGGTGAAGAAAACACCTCGAAAGAAAAAATAGATTGGGATGACTTGGAAGCCATTGCTTATGGTTTTGGCTTACTTCCCAAAGAGTTTTGGAGCTTAACATTTCACGAGTTCTTTTTATTACAAAGAGGTCGAAATGAACAGTTCGAAATGAAAGAACGCTTCGAATGGGAAAGGACAAGATGGCTGGCTTGTTTGATTTTACAGCCACACAAAAAGAAAAATTCCAAGCTAAACCCAACCGATTTGGTGAGGTTTGAATGGGAGAAAAAAGAGGAAAAAATGGATCTCGAAAAGCGTAAAAAAGCTGCTGAATATGCAGTCAAAAAGTACAAAATCGAGATTCCAGAAAACAACGAAAATGACTAAAAACTCTTATCTAGTAAATTTACTCTAATAAAAGAACTAAACTTTTTGGGGTATATATACGACAGAGGGGTGATAATTGCTTAAATGCGCTAAAACAACGCTTAAAACGAACGCTAAAAAACGCTAAAAATGGCTGGAAAAAGATTATCGGTTGCGCTAACTTTGAACGATAAACAGTTCCAAAGTGGACTTAGAAAAGCTACCAAATCAATGACTAAATTTGGGAGGTCAATGCAGCGAACGGGTCAATCTCTTTCACGAAACTTGACACTTCCTTTGGCTGCTTTTGGTGGTGTTGCTGTTGCTGCTTTTGACAAACAAGCAAAAGCAATTGCACAAGTTGATGCGGGTTTGAGGTCAACGGGAGCTTCTGTTGGTTTTACTTCACAACAGCTTCAAAAAATGGCTTCTGATTTACAAGCAAAAACATTGTTTGGTGATGAAGTTATTTTGAAAGATGCCACAGCTCAACTTTTAACTTTCACAAATATAACGGGAGAACAATTTGCAAAAACGCAAATGGCTGCTCTTAATTTAGCAACAAGATTAGATGGTGATTTAAAGAGTGCTTCAATTCAATTAGGAAAAGCATTGAATGATCCAGTTGCAAACCTTTCCGCATTGTCTCGTTCTGGGATTCAATTTAGCGAGGAACAAAAAGCAGTAATAAAATCACTTGCAGAAACCAATCGCCTTGCAGATGCTCAAAATATAATATTAGAGGAACTAGAGAAACAGTATGGAGGAAGTGCCGAAGCTGCTGCTCAAGCTGGTGCTGGTCCGTTGCTACAATTAAAAAACCGACTAGGAGATTTAACGGAGGATATAGGAAGATTACTATTGCCAATGTTGGTAAAACTTGCAGAAGGTTTAAAAAGTATAATGACAGCATTCAACAATCTATCTCCAGCAGGCAAAAAATTGACTGTTGTAATAGGTATTTTAGTTGCTGGAATTGGTCCAATGTTGACACTTTTTGGAAGTTTGTCTATTGTATTTAGTAAAATAGTTGCAGTTGTTGGAGTGTTAACCTTTAAAATGGTTGCTATTGCTGCTGCTGTTGCGGCTCTTGGTTTAGGTGTATTGTATGTACTTGACAACTGGGAAGCATTCAAAGAAAGATTTTCAGATATTGGTTGGTGGAAAAATGCTTTAATTTCAATGATTCAATTCCTCACGGAATATAGTCCAATTTCTCTTTTGATAAAAGGGTTTAATGAAGCTCTAGAATTTTTTGGTAAAAATCCTATTCCAAATCCTTTTGAAGATATGGCTGATGGATTGGAGGGATTGAAAGAAGATACAAAAGATTATGAAAACGACTTTCAAGATTTTGGCACATTTATAACAAATCAAGGTAAAAAAATAAAAAATGTATTCAGCGATATAGGGGATGCTTTTAATGTGGGCGCACCAAGTGGAGGTGGTGACGGAGATGCTAAACCTCAAGCACCTAAATTTGATATGTCAAACATCCTAGATTTTAATTTTAGAGTAGTCCCAAAAAAACAACCAGAACCATTCTCTTTGATAGTAAAAACAGATGAAGAAGTCAAAGCACTAAGAGAATCTCTTAAGAACTTGCAATCGGTTCAGGATAGCGTTGCACAATCTTTTGAAAGTTTTGGAGGTGCATTACAACAAGCATTTGCAACAGCTCTGACAAGTCAAGATGGTTTCTTCAAATCATTTGTCGAAAATGCTAAAAGGGCTTTGACACAAATAGCAGCACAGATAGCAGCAATGGCTGTTCTCAATGCTTTGCTTGGTGGGACTGGTATTGGTGGAATGTTGGGTTTCAAAGACATTGGAGGATTTAAGGGAATACCTAAACTATTTGGGTTCGCAGAGGGTGGAATGGTTACAGGTGCAACAATAGCAATGGTTGGTGAAGGACCTGGAACTTCATTAAGTAACCCAGAAGTTATCGCACCATTAGACAAGCTACAAGGAATGATAGGGAAAGCTGGAGGAGGTCAAGTTGAGGTTGTTGGTAGAATAAGCGGTTCAGACATATTACTAGCAAGTGATAGAGCAAGAGGAAACAGAACAAGAACAAGAGGATACTAATGGCACTAAGAAAAGAGGCAATTTTTCAAAACGACAAAGGTCGATTCTATAAGTTAAACATTTACGATTCAACTTGGGGCGGAACGACTACTGATATGACAGTATCAGCAAGAGGGTTTGATTTAGAATATCAGTGCAAAGACAGAACGAGATTCACTGGTGTAATTCCTTCTTATGTGACCTTTGATGTTGTTCCAGAGAATGCAGTTGATGAAGCATTCATCGAAGATGTTAGGGGTGCTGCTTACAAAAGGTTTCAACTTGAAATTCTAGAGTCAACAAGCGTTGGTTCTGGTTATACGAATTGGTGGTGTGGAAATATACTAGCCGATGTTAGTGATGAGCAAAACCTATCTTTTGAAGCTGGAACACAAACAACTTTCACAGCAACAGATGGACTTGCACAGCTTGAAGATGTTTTAGTAAATGACAACAACACTTATAATCTCAATGATTTAACAACCTTTGTTGATTATATAAGACAATGCTTATTAAATGATGTTGGGACTTCTTTTTGTTGGGGTGCTTCTGATAGATTCTTATACACGATGTGTAACTGGTCAAATGATTTTATGCCTTCGGTGGCTCAAGGCGTTGACCCATTAAGACAAAGCGGTTGCATTTTTAGAGCTTTTCAAGAGGTTGTTAACGGACAAAATCTAACAATCAGTTCTTTTGAAATGCTAGATAGAATTTGTAGGGCTTGGGGTGCTAGATTGTTTTTATCAGATGGTCAATGGAGGTTCATCCAAAACAACTCATATTCTCAAATGAGTTCTGGACAGTTTAGAAGAAGCTACTTGAAAGGTTCAAATACTATTGATGGAAGTGGTGTTGACGATTTAATCGTTTCAAGTGGTGGAAATATTTTGGGGGGTGGGACTTTTGATGTTTTGCCTCCAGTTCAAAAGGTACAGATTCCTTATGACTTTTTGCACGATTTTGATTTGCTTGCAGAAGATGTTCTAATTTGGAACACTGTCACAGATGTAAGTGGAAATACTGGTACTTTAACAAGCACAACTTACAGAAGCACAACGAATTTCAATTCTATTGATTTGGGAACAATAAACGCTCAAACTGGTGCAAGCCTTAGATGGAATCTTTACGCTATTCCGAATTACTTTGGAACACAAACACAAATTAACAACTCCTTTGATACTGCTTTTGGAAGTTCACCAGGAGTAAGCTACAAAAGATTAGCAACTAGAGTGATTGCAAGATTGAAACTTGTTGGAGATGGTGGAACAACTTATTATCTAAGAATGACTTCAACCCCGCAAGGTGGTAAACAATGGACTACAAATTCAAATTGGAGTGGTCCTTTGGAAATATATAATGAATCTTCAATTTTCACTAACTATTCAAATTCAGCAGCCGCTTCTCAAGTTGGAAATGGACTTGTGTCAATAACGGGAGAATCTACTGAAATTCCTGGTTCATTAGCTGCAATTCCAGATTCGGGACAATTATATCTTGAGATTTTTGGTCGCTTTGAGATGAAAGGACAACAAGGTCAGTTTAATACTCCCGTATCTCAAGATGTAAATTCTTCACACGAAATTAATCCAGACCAACCAAGTCAACAAGGAGTGGCTCTAGGGATTGCTAATCCAGATGGTGTTGACCAATTTTTAAGATATGAAGTTAATGGTCAAGCAACTCAAGAACAGATTTTTTCTGCAACTCAAGGTTCTACACTATCAACAGATGTTTTGATTCTCGACAAAACACTTCTTGGAAGTGGTCCATTGGCAATGAGTAACACCAGAGTAATATGTTTTTCTGATACTGCGTTGACCATTTTTGACGATGGAACAAATGAAACGTGGCAAACATACGAACAAACAACGGGTGATGGTGAAACTGGACCAATGACGAAAATTCTTTGTAAAGAAATACTTGCTGGAAGAATTGCGGGAACATCTGTTTTCAATGGCTCATTAAAAAGAGACAATTTCAACTATTTCCAAGCATACAAAAATATTTCTGGAACTAAGATATTTGTCCCTCAAGAGATGAAATTCAATGCTCAAGAAAGTGTTTGGGAAGGTCAGTGGATAGAATCAAATATTTCGATTTCTGGTCAAACTTACAGCACCCAAGACACTCCAGATTTTAGAATCGCAAACAGCAACTCAAACAATTACTGATGCTTACATTTCCTTTTGAAAATAATTTATTGAATGACGCTTTGAATATTGTTACTGCAACGGATGAGGGTTTCGGTAGAACTATTACATCTCTTACTGTTCTAAATTTGGGTAAAGATGTGGCTTTTACTGGTGAAAAAGTTGTCATATTTCCAAAGGGAACTTCAAGTCCTATCGTTGTAACACTAACAGCAAATATGGGAAGCTCAACAACGATGAGCTTTAGTTCAGTAGAAACAACCGTTGACATTCCAGAAGGTAGTGTGATTCTCCCTTTTGGATTTTTGAAACACAAAAAAATCAATACTACTGATTTATATTTTCATCAATCTTTATACTTAACAACTGGAACAAACGGAAACGACTATCTTTCCGCTTTTGGGAGCAATCAATTCAGCGTAAATAGTGGAACAGATTTAGCCGATGGAGATTCAAAACCAAACAGATGGGCTGCTCAGTTTGCTATTTTCGTTGCTCCAGAAATATGCACTCTAAAAAAGATTAAAGGGTGGTCATCAACAGATGCAACACACGCTGGGGACGATGCTGTTATAAACATTTGGACTGCAACTCCTAACGCTGGAACAACCACGAACATAACAATAAATTTAATACATAGTTTCACGCTTGCAAATAGAAACAATCAAAACCATCTTTTCGATTTAGAACAAGACACTTCTGCTCTTGCGGATGCTCAACTAGCGGAGGGAGATATTATCTTTGTAAGTATCAGAAGAACTGGAGTTCACAATTCTGGGGTGAAATGGTATGCTGACATAGGTTTCGATGTAGAAATGAATAAAAAACCAATATAATGAAAACACTTCTCAAAGAGTGCAGTGATGTACTTACATTAAATATAACAACATTAGCAATCTCATTCACTCAAGTTGAGATGGTTTTGAAGATTGTGCTTTTGCTTTTGTCAATTATATATACAGCAGACAAATTGATTAAAAACCAAAAAAAGAAATAAGATGAAAAACTTGATTTGCAAAACGATTTATTATTTGACGTTTAAAAAAGTGTGTATTGGTATTTGTAAAACTGCAAAAAATGAATCTTGAGTTGAATTTGAACAATGTTATTCAAGCAATAAGCATTGCTTTGCTTTGTTGGTGTGGTTCTACTCTTTACAGATTAGACAAAGACAGTCAGCTTATTGATTATAGAATACAACAAATAGAGATTCAAACATTCCATCACGATTGTAAATGGT